GAATTAATTGGAGTCGGAGGGTTATGGGATTCGAGGGTGGGAGGGTGGGACCAAGCGGGCGGGGGTGGGCCGGCCCCGCTTACGTACCTCTCTTACATCAAAAGGTACTTTTTTCGGGTGTTAAGCAGTTAACACTTTTTTCAGGCAGCCTGACACCCCCACACGCTTGGGACCCCAGCATTACGGGAACCTAGCATTACGGGAACCTGACACCCCCACACGCTCGGAACCTAACATTACGGGCTCCCGTGATAATGGAAGCTGGGTGTTAGCAACCCAGTTGACACCGTTATCATGCTGGGGTAGACCTAGCGGCGTAGTTGTTGTGTTCAACCAGTCGTCCTCACTGGGGTAGCAACGACTGCGATCGCGAACAGGGACCCTTGGCGCTCGAGCAATCGAGCGCCTTTTTTGTTGACAGATAAGCTAACCAGTCCTATTGTTAGCATGTTCAGAGGTTGTGTTAGTCGAGAATCTATCAGCCAAGTCGGCTCAGTTGTATCCCCGCTCGATGGCGCAACCTCTGAACATAGTCTCCTTTGGGCCGAGATCCCCGGTGGGCAACCTCCCTCCCACCGGGGTTTTAGACGTGTCTGAAAAAATGACATTTACGTCCGCTTCGCTCCTTAAAGTTCCGCCCGAAATGATTGCCGAGCTCGCTTACGGGTTCGAGGAGCCGCATGTGGTGGGACAGCGGTACGGTTATTCCAAAGACGACATTCTCCAACTCTACAAGCAAAGCTGGTTTACAAAAGCGATCCAATCCCGGCGCGATCGCCTGGAGAAGGAAGGCGATATCTTCCGCGCCAAAATGCAAATGCTTGCAGAGGAGCTGATTCTCGAGGTCTGGGAATCTGCCATGCAATCGGATTCGTGCTCCTTGAAGCTCGACGTGGCGAAGTTCCTCACAAAAATCGCTGACATGGAGCCCAAGAACAACCAGCAAATCATTGGCACAGGTTCGGGCTACCAGATCATCATCCAAATCCCTGACAATTACAAACCGGTGGAGGATGCACACAGGTCCGTTGCGCCGTCTCAATCAGCAGATTCTCCACCCGTTATAGACATTACGCCCAACAAACCTGACGGGCTTCCAGGCCCTAAACCCTTCATTATCCCGGACTTCGACCTCACGAACGATCTGACGAACTACCCGCAAACTCCTGGTGGTGAGGGGGTGTAATGTTGTCATGCTCAACGTGGTCCCTATCGAGGAAGAAGACGATCTAAGAAAAATTTATACTCCACCCCCCTCGCTGGTGCCGTTCTTTTTATCTGACAAGTTCGTGACGCTTGTGGTGGGACCCATAGGCTCTACGAAGACGACTGCAGGAATCGTCAAGATCTTGAGGGAAGCCAAGCGTGTTGCTCCCTGCAGGGACGGCAAGCGTCGCTCGAGGGCTGTGTGGATCAGGCAGACCAGGGAGCAGCTGCGTGACACATCGATTCCCGACTTCTTGAAATGGTTCCCTGACGGCCAGGCTGGGATTTACCTCAAGACAGAAGGAAAATTCATAATTCAGCTTGACGACGTGGAGTGTGAGGTTCTGTTCAGGGGCCTCGATGACGCGAACGATGTCAGGCGACTCTTGTCGCTCCAGGCGAGCTTTGCCATTGCTGATGAGTTCCGCGAGCTCAACATGGAGATCTTCAACCAGATGCAAGGGCGTCTGGGGCGGTATCCTGACAAGTCCATGAACGGCGTCGGCTGTGCTGATGAGAACGGTAATCTCCTCAAAAAGTTTTGGGGGATGTCCAATCCCCCGGATTTCGACTCGGCTTGGGAGAAGTATCTGAGCAACCCTCCAGAGAACGCGGCGGTTTATTTCCAACCCTCTGCTCTCTCGCCGGAGGCCGACTGGCGGGAGTATCTCGACCCGGACTATTACGAGAACCTCATGGCCGGGAAGAGCGAGGAGTGGATCGATGTCTACATTCACGCGAAATTTGGGCGTTCGCTGGCGGGGAGGCCGGTGCATCCGAGTTTCGATCCGGCGTTCCACGTGGCGAAGGGACCGCTCACAGCCATAAGGCATCCTGAGAAACCGCTCATCTTGGGGTTCGACTTCGGGCTCACGCCAGCGTGTGCCATCTGTCAGGTTGACCTGCATGGGAGGTTTTTGGTGCTTGACTCTGTCCCGGCGTTCGGGATGGGGCTCGTCAATTTTATCCGTAACAAGCTTAAACCGCTGCTGATTCAGAGGTTTCCGGGGTATAGGTTCATTGCGGTGGGGGACCCCTCGGGTGTGCGGCGGCAGGATACCGACGAGAAAAGCTGCTACGATATCTTGAAGCAAGAAGGCTTCAGGGCTATTCCTGCACCAACAAATTCGCCAGTGGCGAGAATTGCGGCCTTGGATAAACTTCTTGCACGTCAGATCGACGGTGGGCCGGGGATACTTATCGATCCGAGGAACACATTCCTAATAAACGCGCTGAGAGGGCACTACCGGTACAAGCTTAAACCCAAATCGGGTGAGTACGAGGATAAACCCGAGAAGAACGAGGCATCTCATATTGCCGAGGCTCTGCAGTACGCGGCGCTCTACGCCGATGCAAACGTGTGGGGGAGCTTGATGGGCTCGAGGCGGCGAGAGATTAAGAAGGTCTCAGCGAAAGGGTGGACATGATCGAGGAGTGCAGCATCACAGTCCCTGAGGTGCTCAAGAGGGACCGACGCAGCCTGGCTGTCCGGTGGGCCATGAGCAAGGCCGGCATGCTGATGGAGAAGTGGGGCGTGGACTCCGTGCGCGTGACGCAGCTCCACCCGGAGACAATCCCTGTGATTACGGATGAGCTGGGGGCGAAGCACGAGATCTATACATTCGAGATCAGAGGAGGCGACGATGCCGCTCAAACGAGGGAAGTCCCGTAAGACCATCAGCGCCAACATCCGCAAGCTCCGCGAGGAAGGCTACCCGCAGGACCAGGCGGTGGCGATCGCGATGAATAAGGCCGGCAAGGGCCGCAAGAAGAGGAAGCGGAAATGAGCGAGAAGGTTGTGGCCTTCCCGGGGTGCATCGCCCCGGGGGAGGTGAATACGTATCTCGTGGAGATCCTCGAGAGAATGCTCGAGGACGCCAAGGCTGGCAAGCTCGAGGCAGCCATCATTGCCGGATTCATGGATGACGGCGTTGCGAGGTTCGCGTGGTCGCACGGGAGTCACTCCATATCAGAGATGGTTGGCCTGGCTGAGCGCCTAAAGCTTGAGTTTTTGAAGGATGCTTGACGCTGACTAACATACAACATAAACTTGCTAACTCCTGGCAGGAGTTAGCGATGGCCGAGATTGTGCCGTTCGGGTCAACCCCCGGTCAAAGTCCACGCGTTCTCAACGTCGGAGGTGTGCTCCGCGCAGCTAATCTCGCGGCCATTGAGGCACAGGAAGAGGAGCTACGGAAGGCCGCAATCCAGGTCCAAAACAGCCCGCCTATCCAGGGCCTGGCGCGTATCGTACGCAAGCATTGGGAAATAGCTCGAGACGCTAAGCGTAACACAGTAGAGCCTCGGCTCATCGCTAACCTCCGTGCCCGCCGTGGTGAGTACGAGCCTGATAAGCTCGCTGAGATCCGTCAGCACGGGGGTTCTGACGTCTACGCTATGCTGACGTCGGTTAAATGCCGTGCAGCGGCTGCCTGGCTGCGTGACACGCTTGGAGCGAGCGGCACAGAGAAACCCTGGGGGATACAGCCGACCCCCCTCCCGGATCTCCCCCCTGACATTGCTGAATCCATCATCCAGAAGGTTGCGACACACTTGCAGCAGTTTGAGGCTGCAGGCATCCCGGTGTCGGACGAGGAGCTCAAGACGGCCATCCTGGTGTTGAGGGATCGGGCGCTTAATGAGATCAGGGAGAAGGCCCGCGAGTTCGCCGCTCGCATGGAGAACAAAATGGAGGACCAGCTCATTGAGGGCGGGTTCCAGTTGGCTCTCCAGCAGTTCATTGACGACTTGGTGACTTTTCCGGCTGCCATCATCAAAGGGCCGATCGTACGGATGAAACCCCGGTTGCGGTGGGTTCAGACAGCTGGTGGATGGGAGCTGGTTACAGAGAAAGCCCCACACCTCGAGTGGGAACGGGTGTCGCCGTTCGACATTTATCCCTCGCCGGACTCGTCTGGGGTGGACGATGGCTTCCTAATTGAGCGTCACAGACTCAGCCGTAAGGACCTCCAGGAGCTCAAGGGGGTTGATGGGTACAACGAGGATGCGATCAACCTGGTCCTCGAGGAGTATGGACGAGGGGGTTTGCGTGATTGGCTGTGGGAGGACGTTGCCCAGGCTCAGGCTGAGGGTAAGCACTCTCTCGAGGTCATGACCAACCCGGATGAGCTCATAGATGCGCTCCAGTATTGGGGCTGTGTGCAGGGACAGACGCTCATTGACGAGGGGGTTGACCGCTCTCTCATTGATGACCCGCTGAAAGACTATTACTGCGAGGTTTGGCTCGTTGGGCGTTACGTCATCAAGGCGGTGCTCAACTATGACGAGCTGGGGCGCAAGCCTTACTACAAAGCGTCTTACGAGGAGATCCCTGGGTCGTTCTGGGGGAATGGGCCGCCTGATTTGATCAAGGATGCTCAAGCTGTGGTGAACGCCGCTATGCGGGCGCTCGTCAACAACATGGGGATTGCCTCTGGCCCACAGGTGGGGGTTAACGTCGATCGGCTACCCCCCGGGGAGGACATCACTGAGATGTATCCCTGGAAGATCTGGCAGTTCATCGATAGCCCACATGCAACCAATGGGGCGAATGCGCCGATTACGTTCTTCCAGCCCAATTCCAACGCGGCTGAGCTCATTGGCATCATTGAGAAGTTTATGAACTTTGCCGATGAGTGGTCGGGGATTCCCAAATATTTGCAGGGTGAGAATCCCGGCGGTGGGGCTGGCCGGACGGCGTCTGGTCTCAGTATGATGATCACCAACGCCCATAAAGGCATCAAGCAGGTGGTAGCAAATATCGACAATCATGTTCTCAAGCCTCTCATTGAGCGGTTGTATTATTGGAACATGAAGTTCGGGGATGACCCGGACTTGAAAGGGGATGTGCAGGTCTATGCCCGTGGGGCTGAGGCGCTTGTTGCCAAGGAGGCTGAGGCGATTCGCCGGAATGAGTTCCTGATGGCTACTGCGAACCCGATCGATATGCAGATCGTTGGCCTTGAGGGTAGGGCTGAGGTTCTCCGTGAGACAGCTAAGAATCTTAATATGAACACTGACCGGATCGTTCCGCCGAGGGAAGTTCTACGCCAAAAACTTCTCATGCAGGCAATGATGCAAGGGCAGCAGCCACAACAGCCACAACAGCTCAACGGCGGTAGTGGTCAGGAGCTACAGGATGGTACTCCGACGACTGATAATTTTACTCCTCCGCGTAAACCTAGAATCCAGTCGCAGCGATGAAAACCTGCAGAAAGTGTAATCGCTCACTTTCGGTCGAAATGTTTTATACAAATCCTCGCACTAAAGATGGGAGGTTTCATTTTTGTCATGAATGTTGGAGTAAGACATATGCAGTAAAGAACAAGCTCAACGGTATTGAGTTTGAGCAGCATACGTATTTAACGGTTCTTGACCCTCCCCGGACGTTTGAGGAGACCCGCGCGCGGGTGGAGGAGCGGCTGAAGTCTCTTCCCCCTAGACCTTAGATATGCTAACCTGACGGCCTACCTTGCTAATGAGGAGAGGTCGTTATGTTCGCGCTGGCGTACGGTCCCACCCTACCCATCTCAGAAGAAATCCATGCAAGTAAGTACAGGACACGAAACGAGACTTTCTACGACATGGTGTGCCGGATCGCAGCGGCACTGTCGGACAATGAGGACCACAGGCGCGAGGTTAAACGCATATTACTGAGGATGGCATTCTTGCCGGGAGGGCGGATTCAGCGCGCTATAGGATCGCCACACAAGGTTACGGCTTACAATTGCTATGTGAGCGGGACGATCAGCGACGACTCCACAGATATTATGGAGAAGGCCAAAGAGGCTTTTCTCACGATGCGTATGGGTGGGGGGATTGGGTATGACTTCTCAACTATTCGACCTAGAGGGGCGTTGATCAAATCGCTCGGGTCCTCGGCGTCGGGGCCGGTGAGCTTCATGGGGATTTTTGACGCTACGTGCCGGACAGTTGCCTCTGCTGGTAATCGTCGTGGTGCTCAGATGGGGGTCTTGAGGATAGACCACCCTGACATCGAGGAGTTTGTGAGCGCCAAGCAGAACACGACGAACCTTACAGCATTCAACATCTCCGTTGCTGTGACGGACGAGTTTATGAAGGCGATGATCGCCGGGAATTCGTTCCCGCTGCGGTTCAATGGGGAGGTTTTTGGGGAGGTTGATGCTGCCGCTCTTTGGAACAAGATCATGCGATCGACGTGGGACTGGGCGGAGCCGGGGGTCCTGTTTATCGACCGCATCAATGAGATGAACAACCTCTATTATTGCGAGACGATCGCGGCGACGAATCCATGCGGCGAGCAGCCGTTACCTCCTTATGGAGCATGTCTGCTAGGGTCGTTCAACCTCACCAAGTATCTAATCCGGCAAGGTGGCCGGTGGACGTTCGACCTCGAGGCATTCAGAGCCGACATCCCACCCGTTGTACGGGCGATGGACAATGTGATCGACAACACGATCTATCCGCTCGAGCAGCAAGAACTTGAGGCAAAGCGTAAGCGGCGAATGGGTCTTGGGGTCACTGGGGTGGCCAACGCCATTGAAGTCATGGGTTACGCTTACGCGAGCGAGGGGTACATTGAAATCCAAAATAAGATTCTTGAGACGTTGCGTGACGAGGCTTATAGGGCGAGTGCGAAGCTGGCGGCTGAGAAAGGCCCGTTCCCGATGTTCGACCGGGATAAATATCTCGACGCGCCGTTCGTTAAAGAGCTCCCTGGCGACGTAAGAGACCTCATCGCAGAGCACGGCATTCGTAATTCGCACCTCCTCTCCATCGCACCTACAGGGACGATCTCCCTCTCGGCTGACAACATCTCTAGCGGCATTGAGCCGGTGTTTTCCTACGAATATTCGCGCACGATCATAGGGGAGGAGGGTACTGTCGTAGAGCGAGTTACGGATTGGGCCTACCGCGAGCACGGGGTAAAAGGACGGACTGCAGAGGACCTCGATCCAGAAGATCACGTACGCGTTCTGGTGGCGGCTCAGAAATATGTCGATAGTGCTGTCTCAAAAACTTGTAATGTAGGCCCGGATGTTAGCTGGGAAAGGTTCAAAAACATCTACCTAGAGGCGTGGAAGGGTGGTGCCAAGGGTTGCACGACTTTCAGACCGACAGGAAAACGCGCTGGTGTTCTCGTAAAAACAGAGACGGCTTCTAAAGAGAAAGAAGAATTGGCGTGCAGGATTGACCCAATCACAGGTATCAAAACTTGTGATGCTTGACACGCTAACGACATAAGGATATATGCTAACTTACGGAGAAGTTAGGTGCTCAGCAAACCTGGGGTCGATTTTTACCGTGCACTACTGGTGACGACCAGGCAGCCGCATTGGAAGTCGATCGAGGAGGCGCTGAACACCGAGCTCCAGACTACCTACGAGTCGATGCGGGACTGCAAAGACGTGGTTTATCTGCATCAACTCCAGGGTAGGGCACAGGCTCTGAGTGATCTTCTGAAGGTGGCGGCAAATGCTCAGTCCATTCTTGAGAAGCTCACGAAGGGCCGAATGTAGGTTTCGCAGCTGACCGTCAGCACGTGCCAGACGCCGTGAGTCGGAGCTGAGTGGTGGGGTGCATATGGAGAATATCCCGGAGAGTGTTCGGCGTCAGTCTGAGGAAGCTGACAGGCTAATGCAGGAATATGTAGCGCGGAGAAATCCGCAGACGCAGCCGCAGGAAGAGCCTGAAAAACCCGAGGAACAAGAGCAAAAGACGCAGGAGCTCGAGGGTTCGGTTAATGGGTCACAGGAGCCAGCACCGCCTGCTCGAGAGGATTCTGAGCTAGAGCTTTGGAAGCAGCGATATAGGACCCTTCAAGGCAAGTACAACGCCGAGATAGGTCATGCAAATCGCAGGATTTCGGAGCTCGAGAGTCAGATCCAGCAGCTCTCCTCACAGCTGGAGGAGCTGAAAAATCAGCGGACGGAGCCGGAGCCTGAACTTCAGAAACCGCTGGTGCGCCCCGAAGACGTCGAGAACTTCGGGTCGGATATGGTGGACTTCGTCCGACGTGCGGTCCAGGAAGGAATGAGGGCCGAAAGGGCGGAGTACCAGAAAAAGATCCAAGAGCTTGAGGCGAGAAACGCCAAGTTGGAAGCAACTCTGGCGGGCGTTGAGGCGAAGACAGGGCAAACTGCGGTACAGGCTTTCTTGCAGCAGTTGGATGCGTTGGTTTCGGATTGGAGAGCACTCAATACGGACCCTGCATTCCTGCTGTGGCTCGAGGAAGAGCACGAGCTGACGGGTACACCGAGGAAAGTCCTATTACAGGCTGCAGAGCAATCCCTGGATGCCAAGCGTGTAGCGGCATTCTTCAACGCTTTCAAAAAAGAGACTGGTCGAGTTGCGCCGCCGCCGACTCCCAACTCTCAGACGCGTCAAGCTAGCCCAGAAGTCGCTCGGCAAGTTCAGCCTGGGAAATCTAAGGCTGCGACTACCCCGGCGAGTGAACCGGCGAAAAAGATCTGGACTGAGCGAGAAATCGCGCAGTTTTACGAGAACGCCAAGCTGGGGCGGTACAGCCGAGAGGACCAGGCACGGATCGAGGCAGAGATTGACCTCGCCGTTGCCGAAGGGCGTGTCAGGCCATGAAGCTCTAAAAGACGGCGAGGTCTTGGAAACGAGAGGAGCCAAGACCTATGGCCACTATTACCCCTGGTGTAGTAACGCCTATCGATTCAGGCGGGCCCTTTAATACAGCTACTCCGTATTCGGGTACGTTTATCCCGACGATTTGGAGTGGCAAGCTCAATGTGAAGTTCTACGCGACCACTGTCTTCGGTGAGATCGCCAACACTTCATATGAGGGCGATATCAAAAACCTTGGCGACAAGGTAATCATCAACAACGTCCCGTCGATCAACATCAAAGATTATCGAGTCGGCATGAACCTCGATTATGAGGTTCCCGAGCCCGAGACGATCGAGCTGTTGATCGATAAGGCCAAATACTTCGGCGTGAATGTTTCCGACGTTCTCGAGTTCCAGAGCCAGCCCGCGCTCATGGATATGTTTACGTCGGACGCGGCGAAGCAGATGTCCACCGCGATCGACCGTGACGTGCTCCTTGGCGTTTTTGACCAGGGCGCGGTGGCGAACATGGGGGACCAGGCTGGCGTCATCTCCCGCTCGTATAATCTTGGTACGGACGACTCCCCACTGCAGCTGACGGGGGAGAACGTCATCGAGACCATCACGGCGATGGCGTCTGTTCTCGATGAGCAGAACGTGCCTGACTCGGATCGTTGGTTGGTGATCAGCCCGTATGTCCGCAACATCATCATGGCGTCGGATCTTCGGGCGGCTTACCTGACGGGTGATCCGACTTCGCCACTCCGCAACGGTAAGATCGGCATGATTGACCGTTTCACGGTCTACGTGTCGAACCAGCTGCCGCATGCGCAGGCGAATAAGGACTTCGCTGGCGATCCAGATCCGGGTACCCAGCGGCGTCATGCGATCATCGCTGGCCACAAGACGGCGATTACTTTCGCATCTCAGATTGCGAAGGTTGAGTCGCTGCCGAACCCCAACGACTTCGGGACGCTCGTGCGCGGCCTGAACGTTTACGGGTACAAGGTGGTCAAGCCTGAGGCGCTAACGATGGCGCTGGTGGCGCAGTCGCCAACGTCTAGCTAATGACGGACTGAAGTGGGCCGAAAGGCCCACTTCTTTGGGAGATGACATGCTCACAGTTGTCTGCTGGAAATGGGCTGGGTGGAGAGCGATTTATTATCCGCAGCATGTGCATGCCTTGCAGCGCATGGTGAATAAGTATTTGCAGATCCCTCATCGGTTCGTGTGCGTGACAGATGATCCTAAGGGGCTCAACTGTGAGACGGTTCGGTTGTGGAGCGATCCAAAGGTGAACACTGAGGCTGGTTGGCCGAATTGCTATCGCCGGTTGAAGATGTTCTCCAATTACGCAAAGACCCTCCTTGGAGAGAAGATCCTTTCGATTGATCTTGATTGTGTGATCTTGAAGGACATTACTGATCTTATAACGGACGATGATCTCAAGATTCTCAGCGGTGGAGTGGCACCATATAACGGATCGTTGATCCTGCATAAACCAGGGACGCGTACGTGTCTCTGGGATGAGTTCGATAGTGAGTTCACTCCGCCCGAGATACAGAGGCATGCCAAGAAGACAGGTGTTAAATACTATGGAAGCGATCAAGCGTGGATAGCCTATCGCTGCCCTAATGAGCCGACGTGGACGAGAGAGGATGGGATCTGGCACTACACCGCCTTTAAGGGCAAACCGATCCCCGAGAATGCTCGGATCGTCTTCTTCTCGGGAAGAGAGAAGGTGTGGTCCTCTACAGTCAAGAAAGAACGCCCTGATCTTTGGAAACCATATTTGTGGGCTTTAGGTCATGGCAACGGCTAATGACATCATCGATCGAGTTCGCAAGCAGCTCATTGATACCGGCGAATTAAAACGCTGGTCCGATGAGGAGCTCTTGCAGTGGCTCTCAGATGGCCAGCGGACCATTGCGCTGGCGGTGCCTAGTGCTGCACGCAAGCGACAGGTTATACAACTCCAACAGGGCACGTTGCAAGAGCTCCCCGCTGACGCGCATCTTCTCCTCTCAGTTATCCGCAATATGGGGATGGACGGGCAGACGCCCGGTCGGGCGATCAGGCTCGTGAAGCGAGAGATCATGGACGCCCAGAACCCTGATTGGCATTCAGCGCCTAAGCAGCCGATTGTTCAGAACTACATCTTCGACACCCAGGAGAAGACGTCCTTCTGGGTATACCCGCCGAATGACGGACGTGGTTACGTCCAGGTAAATTATGCTTACGTCCCTGCTGAGTTAACAAGTCTCGAGGACGAGCTCGCAGTCAACGACATCTGGTCTACTGCCCTGGTGGATTATTTGCTCTTTCGAGCCAATCAGAAGGACAGCGACTTCGCTGCTGGCAAGGAGATCGCTGAAGGGTATCTGCGATCGTTTGCGTTGGCGGTTGGTGCTCGTGGTGATGGTGAAAGCGAGGAGAATCCGAACCTCCAGCTTGTCGGGTTTGATCCGTTGGTCAGGGGGGCAGCTAAATGAGCCAGGTAGAGTACAGGAGCTTCTTCCCTGATGTACTCCCTTATGTGCCGGATTGTCCTGATCTTACAGCTCTGGCGGCAATCAGGGATACCTGCATCGAATTTTGTGAGACGTCTTTGTGGTTGCGCATCACACTGGACCGGGATGATATCGAGGCTGGAGAGGCCGAATATTACCTGACTCCTGGACCGGGTTATGTACCGGTGATGGCGCTAAGTGTTGTCTATAGGGAGAAAACAATTTTACCTACTACGGTGGAGTGGCTTGACGGGCATTACGGGACTAATTGGCGCGAGCATAGAGGGGAGCCGCGGTACTTTATTCAAAATCGTCCTGAGACGATCCAGTTTGTACCTATTCCTGATAAGAGTGTGAAGGATGGCTGGTACGCCACCGTGGCGGTGAAACCTAAGTCTAGCTCAGATAGAGTCTCTAAGAGTTTATTAGAGCATTGGCATGAGGCTATAGGTTTTGGCGCGCGTGCGCGCATCCATGAGATCCCTAACCAACCGTTTTCTGATCCTGTAGCAGCCCAAAGGTTTCGTGCCTGGTTTGTTGCGAAATGCAATGAGGCCAGAGCACAGACACGTCAGGGGGTTGGGCGTGCGCCGTTACGTGTGAAATTCAAGCCATTCGGGGTCTGACGATGGCTGAGGAATACGATATCACGATCGAGCAGGGGGCTACCTTTGAACTTCCAATTGTTTGGAAGGATGAGGAGGGCACTCCTATCGATCTTACTGGATATAAGGCCCGCATGCAGATCCGTAAAAGGATTAGAAGCGATGAGATATTAGTTAGTCTCACTACGGAGAATGGAAGGATCGTACTAGGGGGTGCGGCTGGTACGATTGATATCGTTATTCCTGCAACTGAGACGGAGAAGTTTTCATTTTCGAGGGGTGTTTATGATCTAGAGCTCGAGGGTCCTGGCGGGTACGTCGTACGACTAATTCAGGGTTCTGTTTGTGTGAGCCCGGAGGTAACGCGCGATGACTAATAGACTTGTCGTTGGCGAGAGTCGAATTATCGAGATTGTTTCGCGCGGACCTCAAGGTATTCAAGGACCAGTTGGCCCTACGGGGCCGGTTGGTCCTACGGGGCCGGTCGGTCCTACTGGTCCTGCTGGTCCTACGGGTGCAGCTTCGACTGTTCCTGGACCGACTGGTCCTGCAGGTCCTACGGGACCAACTGGTCCTCAAGGGCAGCCAGGTCCGACAGGACTCACAGGTCCTACGGGACCAACTGG